GTTTCTTTCCCACGATCTATATCTGATGTAGAGAAGTACAAATCATCTTCTCAGATATATTCAAAGGGAACTCCCATCCATAGTCGTGGAGCATTGTTATTCAATTTCTATATCAAACAAAATAAACTGACTAATAAATATTCTCTGATTAAGAATGGAGAAAAGATTAAGTTTTTGTATTTAAAAATACCAAATCCTATTCATGAAAATGTTCTTTCGTTTATAAATGAATGGCCAAAGGAATTGGATCTCAATCAGTACATCGATTACGATCTTCAATTTAGTAAAGCATTCTTAGAACCATTAAAGACTATCTTAGATTCTATCGGATGGTCTGTTGAAAAAACCGCTAACTTGGAGGCATTCTTTTCATGAAGGATCAGAATAGTATTGAAGACTGTGAAGGAAAAAAGGAAAAATGGAATCGTGGTCTTGATATCTTTATTGAGTCTGTGCATAAACCAGATTCTTCTCTTAGGCAATGCGCCCACAATCAAAAGTGCTACAATGAATTGATGGATGTCAGGAAAGATGTGCTAGAATATCTCAATACACTTAGGTGGACTTGATGGATCTTCCAATCGACAAGAAGGAACTCGATGAAATTGTTGATGCTCTATGCTCAGAGCATGTAATGCCATCCAAGAGAGAGTATCGAGACAAGTTATATGGCAAATTAAAAGTCATACAACAAATTATGGACGATCACCCGCACGGTCCATATAAAAAAATTGCGCGGGAACAGTTTGGTTTTGTATTGTAATGGATTTTTTAAAAGAGATTGTAAAAGAGATAGGTAATGAGTTTACCCAACTTGGATCAGACATCGACGACCAAGAAACCTATGTGGACACGGGCTCTTACATTTTTAATTCATTGGTCTCAGGTAGCATATTTGGTGGTTTTTCTGGGAATAAGATTACTGCCATTGCTGGTGAGTCTTCTACTGGGAAGACTTTCTTTGCTCTCGCCGTTGTCAAAAACTTTCTTGATGCTAATCCTGATGGGTACTGCTTATATTTTGACACCGAGGCAGCTGTTAACAGGTCTTTACTTACGAGTCGTGGGATAGACGCAAGTCGTTTTGTTCGTCTGGAAGTGGTTACTGTTGAGCAGTTTAGGCAAGCTGCACTTAAAGCAGTAGATATATATTTAAAGAAACCTCTTGATGAGCGCAGACCTTGCATATTTGTGCTAGACTCTCTGGGAATGCTTTCCACAGAGAAGGAGATCCGTGATGCGTTAGATGATAAACAAGTTCGGGACATGACCAAATCCCAACTGGTGAAAGGAGCATTCCGTATGCTCACACTCAAACTTGGTCAAGCAAACATTCCAATGATTGTTACCAATCATACCTACGATGTCATCGGTGCTTATGTTCCTACTAAGGAGATGGGAGGTGGTTCTGGTCTTAAATATGCCTCTTCTACTATTATTCATCTCAGTAAAAAGAAAGAAAAGGATGGAACGGAAGTTGTCGGAAACCTTATCAAAGCAAAGACTGCTAAGTCGCGTTTAAGCAAAGAAAATAAAGTTGTTACGGTGCGTCTGTATTACGATGAGCGTGGACTTGATCGATATTTTGGTCTTCTTGAACTCGGTGAGATTGGAGGACTTTGGAAAAATGTAGCAGGTCGCTATGAAATCAATGGCAAGAAGGTTTATGCCAAGGCAATCTTGAAAGATCCTGATGAATATTTTACCCCAGAGGTAATGGAAAAGTTGGATCAAATTGCAAAGAAGGAGTTTAGTTATGGAGAAAGTTGAGAATCTAGTTCTCAAAAATCTTATTCACAATGAAGAGTATGCACGAAAAGTTATTCCTTTTATTCAAAAAGAATACTTTGAGGACCAACCAAGTCGTATCTTGTATGAAGAAATCTCTACATTCATCATTAAATACGATCAACTACCAACAAGAGAAGCAGTATCTATTGAGATAGAAAACCGAGAGGATTTGAATGAGCAAACATTCAAAGAACTTAGTCAAACTCTTTCATATCTGGACAAAGAACCTGCTGATTTCTTTTGGTTATTAGATACCACAGAAAGATGGTGCCGTGATCGTGCTATATATCTGGCGCTCATGGAATCCATTGCTCTTGCAGATGGTAAGGATGAAAGGAAAGGCCGTGATGCCATCCCTTCTATCTTATCTGATGCATTAGCAGTGTCTTTTGATAATCATGTTGGACACAATTACTTAGAAGATTACGAAGAACGTTATGCTCTCTATCATCGAAAAGAAGAAAAAATCCCGTTTGACCTTGAATATCTTAACAAAATTACCAAAGGTGGGCTCCCTAATAAGACTCTCAACATCGCTCTTGCTGGCACAGGTGTCGGGAAAAGTTTATTCATGTGCCACGTCGCTAGTTCCGCTCTCATGCAGGGCAGGAACGTACTCTACATTACATGTGAGATGGCAGAGGAGAAAATTGCTGAACGAATTGACGCAAACTTATTGAATACAAATATTCAAGATCTCGTTGACCTTCCTAAACAAATCTTTGATACGAAGGTCAACGCTATCTCTAAGAAAACTCAGGGTCAGTTAATCATTAAAGAATACCCAACTGCTAGTGCTCACAGTGGACATTTTAAGTCACTTCTTAACGAACTTGCACTTAAAAAATCTTTTAGACCTGATATTATATTCGTGGATTATCTCAATATTTGTGCCTCTTCACGTTACAAGGGGTCTTCCAATATCAATTCCTATACTCTTGTTAAGTCGATTGCTGAGGAGCTTAGAGGACTTGCTGTCGAAGCAAACGTCCCTATCATATCTGCCACCCAGACCACTCGTTCTGGTTATGGTAGCAGTGATGTTGAGCTTACTGACACTAGCGAGTCCTTTGGTCTCCCTGCTACTGCTGATCTTATGTTTGCCCTTATTTCAACAGAGGAATTGGAAGAGTTGGGACAGATTATGGTGAAGCAATTGAAGAATCGATACAATGATAACAACGTACATAAGAGATTTGTAGTTGGTATTGATCGTGCCAAGATGAGATTGTATGACTGTGAGCAAACCGCACAGAATGATATCCTTGACAATGGCAAGGATGAGGAGTATACTTATGAAGATAAAACTGATTTGAAGAAAAAGTTCTCTACCCTTAATTTCTAATGATTGATACTGAAAGACCTTTTGTTGATACAGAAAAGTACGTTGAATTTGTAAGAGAAGTTACTAGTGATCCATCTTTGGATTATGCTGCCTTCCTTTCTCGTACTAACAAACTTGAACTTGAAGATGATACGAATGTTACTCAACTCCTGACTGCTGCTCTTGGATTGTCAGCAGAGGCAGGTGAGTTTACTGAGGTTGTAAAGAAGATTATCTTCCAAGGAAAGGATTATAATGAAGACAATGTGTTTCATATGAAACGTGAACTGGGTGATATCTGTTGGTATCTTGCTCAGGCATGTATGGCACTTGATACTTCATTTGATGAGATTCTTGCTATGAATGTAGAAAAACTCAAAGCACGTTATCCTGGTGGCGAGTTTGATGTTCACTATTCTGAAAATCGTGTAGAGGGAGATCTCTAATGGATGGTGCAGTTAATGCCTGGAACACTATGACTTATGGAGAAGGATTCCTTTTCTCCTTATGGTTACTAGGAATGTATTATGTTAAACTTAGAATGGATAGGTATTTCAAATGAAACCAATTAGTCTTAATGAATATCTTATTGCCGGTGAAGAATTCTGGCCTAAGTATTGGTACGTTGCCAAAGAACTTGGTGAAGATGCTGAGGCAAAAGACATCCTTAAAATTATGGAGTCTCTTGCTGGTGTTGCTATGAAGAATAGATCAGAAGATAAAGCTGGTCCATTTGGTTTTAATAAGAAGAAGGACGAAGAGGAAGAAGAAGAGTCTAAATAGTTAAAAAATGTGCTATGGCGACGAACGCGATAGAGACTGCAAAGCAGGAAAACGGATCGAAAGTTTTCTTTGAGTCTTTTATAGAGACCGGAAAACTTCCGACTGATTCTG